ATAGAGAAAGTTTGGCTTGTGATATTGTTGACACTCTTAGGCTAAAACTAATTACGTTGTTACCTGGCTATGATGATGCAAAGTGGGGGATATAATATGAATGTAATAAGTGTATTAAATGATAATTTAAACGCGACAATTGAAAGATGTAATCGCTATAGTACGAAAGAAGGTAATTTTGATATTCTATGTCGTAGGTATAAGAATATAGATGAGCTTAAAGCATTTTTTGATTCTAATATTGATATAAACGAGCAAGGAGAAGGTGGTGATACATTCCTACACTATTGTGTTAAATATGGTCATGCGAAATTGGTGGAACATCTTTGCAAATGGGGTGCAGATATAAACATAAAGAACGATGAAGGAAAGAGAGCCGTAGACCTTGCTTGGGAGCGTCCTGACTGTCCTTGGCCTTATAATAATCTGTTGGGCGTTATATTGTCTAATTCACAACCAAAGGAGAAAGTAGTATGAAAGAGTTTTTCACATGGTACCTGATAGCATCAATTATAGGTGTTTGGTCTATATTGGCATACGGGTTTTACCGTATGTCGAAGATGGCAGCGTCTATTTCTGCTTTGCAGAAAATCGTAATGGATTTATCAATAAGCAGACTGACGATGTTAGCTAACATCGCTTTGCTAAAAAAAGAATCGACTTGCGAAAAGGAGTCCTCCAATGACTGAAGTAATAATTGACTGTGATTCCCATGATGGAGATGGTGTAGTTATTGTTTGCGCTCCTACTGGAATCATGTGTACTGCTCAAGTAGGTGGGAATGCTTGCAGTCATCCCTATGTTGAAGGGTTCCCTATGGATGTTCATTGTGTTGAAGGTTTCCAAAATGCTCTGGATGAATTTGATGATTGCTCATGGGGATGTTGGGTTTCGGGTGGTCTGCACTATGATAATTCTGAGCCAGATAGCGAAGAAGATTTGAATAATTATGGTAAGGCGGTAGATGAGTTTTTAGCTGAAAATGTTAACAATAAGCATTCAAGACTTAGTTTTTTTGAATTTGACTACGATAGAATAAAAGAGCTTACGGAAGGTTGGTGGCCAGTATTAATAAGATTTCATAATAATGAATTTAAGAAACCTGCTACTGGTGATAATTTATACGAAACAAAATTCAAGGGGTATTTGCACTTCGGGAATTGTGATTAGTATGTTACAATGCGCCCGAAAGCAGCATCGCGGACAGTGACGCGACATAGACAGGGGCGAGTAGGTGGTGAGGTGTGGATGAGAGGGGATTAGTCCTCCCTTCAATTATGACCGTCGAGGGTAGGCTCAGATTTGGACACATGTATCTGGGGAAGTCCCGTAAAGATTCCAGGGAATCTAGCCAAAAGCGAAATTCTCGAAAATATCGGAAAAAGCCACAAGCGGGTGCAATTCCCGCCTGCTTTTAGCATATTGCCGCCGGAGGAAAATAGATGTTGTTTAACACAGGTCTGCACGAAAATCACGAAAATAATGATGATTATATTCCAGGGGAATAATGATGAGAGAACTTAAGTTTAGGACATGGTTCTTTGATAATGGGGAAATGACAAAACCGTGGTCGATATATGATGTTTCAAAAAAAATAGATCCTAATTTCGATTTCACAATAAAAGAACCTTATATGGCCGGTACAGGTGGAATGGCGATCGGGGGAGTTTATCTATTTTCTGAAAGGCCTCATAGAATAATGCAATACATGGGCGTAGACAAGAATTCAAAAGACATTTACGAAGGCGATATCGTAAAGGCTTACATTCCAAGCTTTAGTAAGGATGAATCTAAAAACGGGAGAACAAGCGTTATTGTATGGGATAAATTTTCGTGTAGATTTATGTTTGAATTTTATAGAACGATTGGCGGAGGAAAGATTAAATACTTAGTTGGTGTCAATAAAGCCGAATGGATAGAGGTTATTGGGAATATTTATGAGAACGCTGAATTATTGGAGAAAGAAGAATGATTGATAGCATCCTGCTTTTCATTATGATTGATAGCATCCTGCTTGTCATTATGTCTGTTTTAGCAGTTATGGGGTTTTTGTGCATGGTTGATATGGCTATCAGTGAATCAACTGGTATTCTTGCAGCATTTGTGTGTTTGCTTGGCATTGGTGCAGTTTTTTGTATGTTCCTGAGACTTCTAGGGTTTGTATAAACGACCTATTGTAAACCCTATCTAACGCCTGTTATAATCCCCACACATGGAAAGAGCTTCAAGGAACACGGACAGTGGGAGTACCGCAAAGCACGAATATAGGCAACCCCTTTTCAAAGTCAAGGGTAAACGCCTTCAAAGCGCTATGCCAGGGATATGCTCCAGAAGCATTTGCACTCATCAAGGAAATGATTGAAAATAGGTCTACACACGAGGCCGTAAGATTTCAGGCATTGAAATTCGTGGTAGAACAGGCTTATGGAAAAGCCGCGCAATCAGTTCATATTAGGTCAGACGGTGATATTTCGGCTCCGATGATGTCCACGGAACAGTTGAGATTAGCCGCTGCCGGGCAAACACAAGAATTGGTTTGCAATCTTATAGAGACAGGGAAGTTGGACGAATATACCCGAGCATACCAAGGAATCGGTAAGCGCGAGGAAAAGGATATAACGGAGGTCAAGGATGACCACCTAGGCGTTAAGCCTGAGACAAACCCTAAAAAGGCCAAAAAGAAATGATAGACTGACCTGTTAAATGAAAAACTTTATGATTGAAATTAACCCATCCGATTTAATGATATCAATTTGTGGCGCATCCACGAATGACAGATATAAATCCGGCATATATAATGTCAAGATTGTTCATGTCCCGACACAGGCTAGCTCTGAATGTATGTTAGATTGCGACAGGCATCCGGGAGAAATATTGATTGATTCTAGAATGTGTGCTTTTGAGAAATTAAAATCCATGCTATGGATTATATCCAAATCAAAGGTGACGAACCCATAAACTTTGGTTATAATTATAATGCTCGTGGGCCTCTGTAAAGCGTAGGGTTGTTCCTAAGATGCTGGTGATTAATATTCCAGTAATGATGCTTTTATGTATTATTTAGCTTAAGCATGAGCAGCTTGCTACGGGGGCTGATTGGCACCACTTTAACAATTAATGGGAGATGTGAAATGAAACTTAAATTAGCTGGGTTATTACTTTTTTCACAAGCCGCAGTCGAAGCGACTGTTATAGACAAAAGCAACTATAGGCGGCATTTGTGTGATGAACATTTGTTTGTACCCGTTCCGGGACCTGTGACAGAAGAATCCGGGTGGCAAAGTGGCTTTATTGAACGGGATTATCAGGTGTACTGCGATGTGCGAGGAGACTACGAACAAGCGGTAGAAGCAGCTAGTCGTAGTAGGGGTCATGGACTTTCTGGACCGTGCCTTGGAAATCAGAAAGACATGATCCCAATGCAAGCATGTATTGAAAAGCATGGCATACAATACGCACAAGCTTGTGAGATATTAAAAGAGGACAGAGCAAACTATAAGGCTTCTTGGAACGAGGTAGTTCCAACGCTTTCGTCATGCAATAATGCCAGAAGAAGATAGATGGAACCTAAGAATGGTATCAGCTTATTATTCACTCAATGGCTGCATTTTTCTTAATAATCTTATACGAATGTATGAAGCTTAGAAAGAAAATAAAAGACATTATTGCTAATGAGCTTCCTCTAAAGCGTGAAAATATTTCTCTTAGGGAAGAGCTTGGCCGAAAGCTTGAAGATATCGCCAAAGAGATTGATATACGGATTATGGATTATATGGATGATAGAAAGTGAAAACCGTTGCCCTGTATCGCTCTTCCTGGCGTATAGGGCTTTTTTGTATAGGATGAGAAAGGAGAAATCAGATGGAATTTAGCCCAGAAACAATAAGAGGTTTTATTGTATGCGGTATTATCGTAGCAATAGGTGTATTTTTTATTTATTCCGGTGTATTAATGGCTATGGCTCGTATTAAACGTGAAGCTTTATGCCGTGAAGCTTTATGCAATGAAATTCAACAGCTTAAAGATGAGAAGTTAGCCGCAGATGAGAAGGGAGCCTTCTTTGACAGATTCATATTGCCCGCGTATAGAAGGCTAGATGCTGACAAAGAAGATTTGTGCAAAGCCATGAAGATTACGAAAGAGGCATATGACGATAGCATGAAAAAGTTTGACGATGGACTGGAAGATAATCTTTTAACCGAAAGGATTCGTGACATTCTTTTAGGTCACGGCTATATTTATGCACATAAGATTAAAAGCAGGTTTTTGTCTGGTGGAGAGGACGACTGCGAGGTGTGTAATGAAACGGTTCGAAAGCTTGTTGAAGAGGTTCAATCGGAATGCAGTCATTGGTATGAGCCTAAGGGCAGGAAGGGCAGGGCAGTTAAATGATTTTTAATTATAGTATTTTAGTGATCGCCATCTTCGCATTATTGTTATCTGGCTGTTCGCCAGTCGGAATAAGGATTACCGAGGAAGTTATAGAGGATGTGGCCGAAGAAGAGATAAAGGCGAACATAAAATGAGTGAAGAGCATAGCGAAGAATACTACGAAAAGAACCGACAGAGACAATCTCGGCACGGTTATTCTCTAAATAGTGACATTAATGCTATGACTTGTGGTCCCATGGAATCATATCCAAGTTATTTGTCAGAAAAGGAAAAATCTGACAAAAAATGGTCTAAGCATTGTCGAAAAGAAAGAGTTATAAAAAGATTACGGGAAAAATTACAAAGAGAGGTATTAAAAAGGCATGGAAAGAGGTATTAAAAGAAGGCATGGATAGATGGAACCTGTTTTCATAAGAGACATTGTAAAGCTAAAGCCATCGGATCACGGTTTTTTCCTGTGTGGATTTGACGAACACGCGAATGCTGTAATTTCGTTCATTAAGCTTGAGTGTCGTAGCCCAGATTATCTTATAGCACTTCTACAAGAAAGCGATATTGAAGTCATTGGGTATGGCCATAACAAGATGGATGATATTGAAAAGGAAATTAAGGGGTATTTAGAGATAAATAATAAAGAATATACTATAATCCGAAAGGGGAAAAGTTCTATTATTGTGTATAAAAAAATTAACCCAGATAGAGCAAAAGAATATTTGGATAGCTGGATGGAGTCATTCTATGGAATTAATTGTTATGATGTAGAAGAAAAAACAATTTATCATTATGAAGAAACAATGCCTGTAGTAAATCTTCTTAAGGATTGCGGGGCTGTTAAGAGTACGTCAGAAAGTCGAAGATTGATAGAGCAAAATAGTGTAACAATAGGTTGCATGTTATCTGAAAAAGACACATTTGTTTTATCGGACAATGTCTACAGGTTATACAAGATTGGTAAAAAGCGTTTTCTGAAGGTTAGAGTTTCACAGAGCAAGGGGGATTTAAGGAGCTTGACAAAATAAATAAAATTCAAAAAGAAATTATAGAAGAAATAATTAGTTTAAAGAAGGATGTGTTATTCCCAAGATTGTGATAATGATACTACAGGCCAAACCCGAACCTAGATAAGTCTAGACCAAATGCATCTATTTGTTTTTTACTGCTGTCACTCAAATTCCTTTCTAAAGCGCATTCGTAAAAACATTTTAGACAATAATTCCCGTTGCCAGTCTCAACCCATGTAGTATCATTTTCTCTACAGGTGCCATCGTAAACTTGGATTACGCACGTCTTGCAATATATCTTCTCAGATACCAGAGGATGGTTGTCAGGAAGGGGGCTGCACTCATTCATTATAGTGTTGCTATTGGAGATATCGCTATGTATCTTAGGCTCTTGTTTCATGTAATCCGCATTTATAAAGGTAAATTCCACCAGTTTAGGCAAATATTCAGACAATGGCCCAACTTCTGCGCCAAGGGACTTCCATCTTAAAAGTGTTTCGTATTCTTCTTTAGTCATTTATTGCTCCTTAATAAATATCAACGTAAATCTTTCGTCTCCGCATGGATAGCATTCTTCAGAATCGGGATAAAATTTTGAGAACCTGTTGCAATCACACGACATATTACCAACTTCCCAAATAAATTCAACCAGTTCTTGTTCTGATGCATAATCGCTACTCTCCCCAGTCCACAAATATTCGATATCTTTTATTTTTCCCGTTTTATTATCTTTTATCGTTATCACAAATTTAGTCATCTTTGATATCGCCTTCTATCTTAGCACCCTTAAAAACCCTAGTAACGCTCTCTCCAATCCTCTCTTTCTTTGGGGGTAGCCAACGACAGTTATCCTTGTTGTATCCCTTGCTGAACGACACCCTGACAAGCTTATGAGCAGGGCTAGGTCGCCTTCCCATATCTTTAAGAAAGTTAGCATATCCCGTTCTACGGCCAAGCCATCTTTCGCATATAGTGATTTCGTATTCTCTAGCCAGTTGTTTTATATGTGCCCATGCCTTGTTCTCAGGCTGCTTTACTGCCAAAACGGTTCCGTATTTAAATCTGCCGCTCTTGTTGACGTTTTTACCAATAGTCAGACATCCGCACGACTTAGTGTGGAGCCGCTTAATATCATTGATGTCTACGACCCCCACGCGCCCACAATCGCAGAGTATCTTGACCATGACATGGCCTTTGCCTTTCTTGCCTGCTATTTCTATTATGGTTACTTTGCCGTAAATTTTACCTACATATCTTCCTATAAGCCTGTTTAAAGCTTTTCCAGAATATGGTATAAGTTCAGCTGTCATTTCATGTTTCCCCTTGGAATGGTTTCAGCCCGACATCGTTTAAGGCTGAGACGAGCCGTCACTATACTCAAATTAGTGGCGGTTTACAACGCCGTACGTGAAGCAACCGCCAAGAATTCCCACTTAGCTCAGTCGGTAGTAGCGAGTGACTGTTAATCACTAGGTCGGTGGTTCGATCCCATCAGTGGGAGCCATCTTGACCAATCATTATCCATATAATACGTTTCGTGCTATCTTACTATCACAATGGAATGTACGAAAACTGATATCTACAAGGAATTATTATTAAGGCAGCAAGCTTCAGATTCCCTATACGAATTCATAAAGCAGGCATGGCCTGAGATAGAGAAGGGCACGCCATTCGTAGGAGGTTGGTACATTCAAGCTCTCTGTGAGCATCTGGAGGCCTTGTATCGCGGAGATATCAAGAACCTCTTGGTAAACGTGCCTCCTCGTACAACAAAGACTACAACCTGCTCTGCTATGTTCCCTGCATGGGTTTGGATTGATAATCCCTCCACGCAATTTTTATGCCTGTCGCACTCATTTGACCTAGCCATGGAAGCATCACTAAAGCATCGCGATATCATTGCATCAGAGTGGTATACATTAAGGTGGGGCGACAGGTTCCATTTAAAGTCAGACCAGAACGAGAAAACAAAGTTTGCAAACGACAAGAGCGGCTACAGAAGCTCGACTAGTATGTTATCTCGTACAACGGGCAAGGGTGCAAACATGCTTATCGTGGATGACCCTAACAATGCGCTTGAATCAGAATCAGACCGTGAATCTATAAACAAGAGATGGGATGCTGTTCTGTCGACACGGCTTAACGATATGAGCCGAGACAAGCGTTTGGTTATACAACAGCGGACGGATTCTAATGACCTAACAGGACATATTCTAAACAGTGAAGAAGCGGATGAATGGACGAAGTTCGTCATACCTATGGAGTTCGAAGAGAAGCGGAGATGCAAAACCATAATATTGCCATCAACCAATGGCAAGAAGTGGAAAGACCCTAGAACCGTAGAGAAAGAATCTCTATGCCCAATACGATTCAACGAAAAGAGCATAGAGCGCCTTAAGAAGCGTCTTGGTTCTAACTACCTGGTTGCAGGCCAATTGCAGCAACGTCCGGCACCTGAAGAGGGCGGCATGTTCCGTAAGTCCTGGTTCCAATGGTGGAAGAAGGAGAAGCCGCCTAATGTCTTTCAGATTATACAATCCTGGGATACCGCATTTAAGCGTGAAGATAAGCGTAAGGCGAATCAGAAGATATCTTATTCAGCGTGCACGACCTGGGGATTGTTCGATGATGAATTTGGTATTACAAACTTAATACTTCTTAATCTATGGCGTGATCGCGTAGAATTTCCAGAACTTAGGTCAATCGCCCAGAAGTTATGTGAGGATTATCGTAACAATGGTTCGGTTAACATCATTCCAGATGGCAAGCATGTTCCTGACATGATTCTCATAGAGTGTAAGGCTACGGGAGACCCGTTAATGCAGGAACTTAGACGAGCGGGCATACAAGCAACGTCTTATGACCCTACGCTTGACGGTGATAAGATTAGACGTGCAAGCTTAATAACGCATATCGTGCAATCTGGAAGGGTATGGCTGCCCGCCAGACCACCTAATTTTGACCATCTAACGTCTTTCGCACATCTGTTTATGGAAAGCTGTGCAAACTTCCCAAATGACGATGAATCTAAGGATATTGTAGACACATTCTCACAGGTTGTTAGGAAGGTAACGAGGGGCGGTCTTGTACGACATCCTACAGACCTAAAGGCTAAACCTCAGAGCCATGCGCCACTTGTTCTTTATGGTAATCGGTAAACAGAAAGTCATATTGCAACCTACCAATAATCATTATATAATAAGGTCGCTGCTAACTTCTTTCCTAGCTGGCATAGTTTCTATCGCTTGATAGTTTCCAAACTTGCTAGGACAGAACCTAATAATGTATTCACAAAATCCATATGAACAAGGCTTAGAACAGTTAGAGAATGACCCCAATTTCTCGCCTGAACTTATGGATATCAATGACATTCAAAAACACCAAGAATTACCTGATGGTTCATCTGTATTCGTTGTCGGAAAGAAAGCAGGTGATGATGAAAAGTCACCTGCTGACGACGATTTCTATGCGAATCTTGCTGAAGACCTCGATGATGCAACACTTAATACCCTATCTGCCGAATTGCTTTCTAATATTAAAGATGATAGGTCAAGCCGTGGAGAGTGGGAAGCTACTTGTAACCTGGCTATTAAGTATCTAGGGTTCAAGGTAGAAGAGTTCCATAATGTCCCGTTTGTGCGCTGCTGCGCCGCTTTCGACACAACATTGTCTACAACCCTTATGAATTTTTTTGCGTCAGCTAAGGCCGAGTTATTCCCGCCTGGTGGCCCCGCAAAAAGCATGGTGGAAGGCTACCCCTCCGAGCAGATGGATGAGCGGGGTGACCGAGTCCAAATGTTCATGAACTTGTTTCTAACGACCATAGACAAATCGTACTATCCTGACTCTGACAGGCTGTTAATGTATGTAGGTCTATTTGGAAGTGCATTTAGGAAGGTTGTAATGGACCCGATTCTCGGTCGTCCAGCGCCTCGATTTGTGAAGCCTCAGAATCTAATTATTAATAATTATACTACGTCTTTACTAGAATCCACTCGAATTACCGAAGAGATATTTCTGACCAGAAAAGAGGTTCTCATTAGGCAGCGTGATGGCATCTATAAGGAAGATTCCTTGCCTAAGAATGCTGATGATAACGAGGATATGGATTCATCGGTTAACAAGACAATTAAACGAACTGAGGGGGTTCAAGAGTCTCAGTCAGAAAACAAATCACTATTTAAGTTCTATGAGTGCCATGTTGAACTTGAGCCATCTGAAGTAAAGGATGTCTATGGAATGCCAAAGAAAGGCAAGAAGATTAAAAAAGACAATATTCCAAGGCCTTATATCGTCGAGATTTGCGAAGCAACTAAGAAGATTGTCTCTGTCCGTAGAAACTGGGAAGAAGAAGACCGCAACTTTAAACGTATTGAATGCTATGTGCATTATTATTACCTACCAGGATTCGGTATATATGCGACTGGTCTAGCGCATCTTCAAGGTTCTAATGGAATTATGTTGACAGATATCTTACGCCAGCAAATTGATGCGGGAACGCTTAGGAATTTCCCTGGCGGCCTCAAGAAAAGAGGAATGCGAGAAGAGAACAATAATAAGGCTGTTGGGCCTGGTGAGTTCTTAGAAATTGATGCAGAAGGCCCTATTGGCGACAATGTCATGTTGATGCCATATCAAGAACCTTCCTCTGTACTAGCTGCGCTCAGAACAGAGGTTAAGACTGATACAATGGCATTAGGTGGCGCGTCCCAGCAGGGTGCTAACACGGGCGGTTCTAATACGCCTGTTGGTACAATCTTAGCTCAGATTGAGATTCAGAACCGTATTCCATCCACAATCTTGAAATCATTGCATTCTGCGTTAGGGCATGAGCTTCAGCTTTTAAAGAAACTATTTGCAAAATACTTCAGTGATGAGCCGTACCCATTTAGCGTACCTGGAAATCATCAAAGCATTATGCGGGAGGACTTCAGTGACAACATTAATATTGTGCCTATTTCTGACCCTAACATTATTACCACTACCCAGAGAGTAATCGTTAACGAAATTGTTCTGAAGATGGCGCAAGCCAACCCAACGATGTTCGACCTTCGGGAAGCAAACGAGCGTATGTTACACGCCATGAAGATTGAGAATGTCGAAAAACTTATGCCTAAACCGCAAGAGATTATGCCTTTAGACCCTGTTAGCGAAAACATGGCAATCATATTAGGAAAAGGCGCTAAAGCTGGCATACAGCAAGACCATCAAGCACATATCATTGTGCATAGTCAGGCTGGACAGCAATTGGCACAAGACCCACAGAAAGCCGCCATTATGCAGGCACATATTAGTGAGCATCAGGCATTGATGTATCTGATGCAAATGCAACAAACAATGGGTATGCAAATGCCGCCTGAAGAGGCACTCAAAGACCCACAAGTACAGAATCAAATCGCGATGGCTGCCGCTCAAGCTGCACAACAATTACAGCAACAGCAACAAGCGCAGAATCCTCCACCACTAGATCCAAATGTGGTGATGATGAAAGATATAGAGCAAAGACGCGAAGCATCGCATCTTAAACATGAGGAAGCTCAGCTGAGAGCCGAGACTGAAGCCTTTAAGGTACAGACTCAGTTCGAAAGCGACAAAGTGAAAATGGATGTCGAAAGAGAATTGGCGAAAGAGAAAAACGAAGTGACGTTGACTATCGCCAAGATGAAACAACCTAATAGTTTGGAGTAAATCATGAGTGACGACAATTACGACTTTAAACCTGGCTTTCGTGGCCATGACAGTATGCGTAATAAGGCAATGAAAGAATTTGGCCCAGAAATGCGAAGCCTTAGCCTCAGCACGCCTGAGAGTAATTCATCTAAAGCAAGAACCAATATGCGCTTTTATAAAAAAGGTGGTCATGTTCATGGCTTAACAAAGATGCAGACAGACTTATATATTCCCACTCGTTCTAAGCAACATCATCAAAATCAAGTCCGATTCGAGAAAGTCTGCCATAAGGCGGATGGCGGCATGTTAGGTACACCTGATGTCAATAGCCGTATCCAGCAAGCAAATCAATTGCTAGGGGCTGCTGTAGACTCTCCTATGGGAATTAAGCGTGGTGGTAAGGTTCACCATAAGCATCGTGTTCATAAGCGCTTTGGTGGAAATCTTACGCCGTATGAGATGGGCAATCAAGATTTGATAGCTGGAAGAAGTGCTTTAGGCTTAAGGCGCGGTGGTAAAGCACATCACAATCGAGTAAAAAAAGACATTGGTGGAACCTTAATGGGCATAGGAAAGTCAATGCTTGGTATTCCGGCCGTTAATTTTCTTAGTGGCAGGAAGGCGAATGGCGGCTTAATTGGGAGCGGTAAAAATCAAGACGATAGTCGATTGATGTTACGTGGTGAGCCACTTCAAAAAGGCTTTCATGGTCACGGATTAAAGCATGGAGGAAGAGCACACAAATTAGATGGCGGTTCTTTATTGAAAACCATAGGGAAAGCTACTTTAGGACCTATAGGTCATGCATTTAATCGTGGTGGTAAGACATGCCGTAAGTCTGAAGGTGGCCCAATGAGGGGTGAAATGCCTGGAATGGGCGCTAAAAATAACTATGAATCCGGAATGCGTGGAGAACATGAAGCTCGTGGTGCTATGCGACACGGCGGAAAGTCTCGCAGGGCTCACAGAGCCGATGGTGGTCCGTTGCTTGGTGCGCTAACGGGTGGCAATTTAATGGATGCGGCAGCAAGAGAGCAGTCAAGCCCATCAGCAGCGCAAAATCCTGGCGGCGTATTGCGTCGTGGCGGGAAAGTTCACCGTAAGTCTGAAGGTGGGCCGATGAGGGGCGAGCATCCTACACACCATATGTCTCGTAATAATTATGAGTCCAATATGCGCGGAGAACATTGTTCTCATCGGAAGATGAATGAAGGTGGAAAGGCCTTCGCAGAAGGCGGATATGCTGCTGGTGGCG